CAGGGCGCTAGTAACTATAGTGGCGCTGATGTTGCGTTTACCGAAATTACCTCTACTGGTGTATTGAGTCTACAGGGTATTAAAGACGCATTCACTGGTGGTTCTTCCATACGGTTCGAAGAAGACAACATACAAATTCTAGAGAACAACAAACTAAGAGTCAAGTTAGGCAGGTTATAAGTACTAACGACATATTAATTTGCAGGGGGAACTTCGGTTCCCCTTTTTCTAGAGAATGCTTATATGATACACGTGGTAGAAAATTTCTACAAGAATCCGGATTCCGTTCGTGAATTCGCACTAAGTTTAGACTTCAATGTTTCGGGAAACTATCCTGGCCTTCGCACAGAACCGTGCAGTAATGATGGTAACTACATTGAAGAGATGAAGACCTCTTTTGAAAACATCCTTAATAAGAAGATAACGAACTTTCCTTTGGATGAATACAATACCTCATTTCAATATACCACTTGGAAGGATACTACTTGGGTACATCACGATGCGATGTCGTATGCCGCTGTGGTATATCTCCACCCCAACCCTATGTTAGATTCCGGTACATCAATGTATCGACATAAAACAACAGGTATAATGAGACACGAAGAAGGTCTGCCGGACTTTAATGAAACCCCTACCTTGATGGAAGATTGGGAGATAGTTACGGAGATAAAGAACATCTATAACCGTGCTGTCATTTATGATTCAATGTACTATCATTGTTCCACAATTCCTGGCTTTGGGTTGGGTAAGGAAGACGGAAGACTGTTTCAGACATTTTTCTTTGACGCAAAATAGAAAAATAAAAATAATGCCTTATAATTAGTATAAATAACTACAAATGTTTTCAACACTGCACAGGATAGAAAGATGCCAGCTATAGTAAGACAAACAATGGGTAGGAGTTTAGCGAGAAGTCTCCTTACTGATATCCAGACATCTTCCAATGAATATTATATCGGTATTGGTAAGTCTGACCTCTTCAATCAAGAAGATACGGTTATATCCCCTATCGACTCTCCATTTGAAGAAAGAGAGTTTCGTCACAACCTACAATCAATCAAGAAAGTAGAAGGGTCTACATTCGTAGCGAAAAGAGTAAACTGGTCTTCCGGTACTACTTACGCCGGATGGGACGATTCAGTCGACCCAGAGAACACCACACCTTGGTACGTATTGAACGATGCAAAGGAAGTGTACATCTGCTTAGACCACGCTAAGAACCTAGACGGGTCACCTAAACCATCTATGGTAGAACCTAACTATGGTCTGCTTAATGTGCCTTACGAACAACACTTTACTACAGTAGACGGGTATACATGGAAATTCCTATATTCTCTACGACCAGAGACCATCTTCCAGTTCCTATCGTCTAATCACATTCCTGTCCAAGAAGCAGAACCAAGTCTTCCTACGGGAGACCCTATCGAAGACCTACAGACTACTGTTAAACTTGGTGCAGTTGGTGGACAGGTTATCAGTGCATCTGTAGAGAACGGTGGTTCGGGTTATACCGTAGTTCCTACGTTGACCGTAATCGGAAATGGTGTGGGTGCAACAGCTGTTGCTCATGTATCCGAAGGTGTGGTAACTAGAATTGAAATGACCAACTATGGTTCAGGGTATTCCTCCGCATCATTTGAAGTTGGTGGTGGTGGTGGATACGACTGCGAACTTCGTGCTATCGTTACCAGCGCAACTGGTATTGGTTTCGACCCTATAGAAGATTTGAAAACAAATTCAGTTCTTATGAACATCAAACCAGATGGTGTTGTAGATGACACGTTTGTTGTGGAGAACACTTTCCGTCAGATGGGTGTAGTAAAGAACCCACTAGCTCCGGACACTTCACCTTTCGTAGCAACCTCTGCTAAAGTACTACCGACAATTACCCTTGTCAACTCTTCTCCTTTCGAGTCGGGTAAGACGATAACAGGCGCAATCTCTGGTGCAGTTGCACACGTGGATGAGTCTGCTGGTTCTGTAGTACATTACCACCAAAATGAATCTACTGGATTCCAAGCATTTCAAGTGGGCGAATCTGTATCCCAAGCGGGTGTTGCGGTATCTGGAGAAATTGAATCTATGTCATCAGTAAATGGTATAAATCGATTCTCAGGAGATGTACTATATATTGAGAACCGAGCAAGAATACGACGTGACGCAGAACAACAAGAAGACATCAAGATAGTAATCACCGTTTAGGATTAATCATGGCAGATTTTACAAACAAAACGTTCGAAGAAACATACAGAGATTTCTGGAAAGAAGAAGATGGTTATCATCGAGTATTGTTTAACTCTGGACGAGCACTACAGGCACGTGAACTAATTGAGTCTCAGACAATCATCCAAGAAGAGATTGCACGATTCGGCCGTAACATCTTCAAAGAAGGTGCTCTGGTAAACCCAGGCGGCGCTACTGTAGATAACAGATTAGAATACATTCGTCTAGATGCTGTTAGCATCCTCTCCCCAGACCTACTAGGTAAAACCCTAACTAACGGCACTCTTGTTGATAAGGGTATTGAGGTAAAGGTAGTAGAGGTAGTAGAGGCGACAGCAACCGACCCAGCAACTCTTTATGTCCAATACATGGACACCTCGGTAGTAACTGACAATACAGTTGCTCCTCGTATTTCTGCTCTAGACACTCTAGTCGCACTAGACGGAACGGTGTCATCTAGTATCACTGTTGCCGCAGACGGTGCAATTCCGGCAACTGGCCGTGGAACTAAAGCATACTTTGCTGCTGGTGACTTCTTTGTTCAGGGACACTTCGTCTATATGGAAGGTGGTAGTTCTTTCATCGACAAGTATAGTGCCCTACCAACAGTTGATGTAGGTTTCCGAATTGTACAGACCATCATCACTGAGGGTGAAGACGATAGTCTATATGACAACCAAGGTGAAGTTCCTAATGCAACAGCTCCTGGCGCTCACAGATANNGAAGAAGAAGAGAACTTCGTATTCATTGCACGTGTTGTCGATGGAGTTATCACTCGCGAAGTGTCTACGTTCGATGCCTACAATAGAATCAACGATCTACTCGCACAAAGAACTAAAGAAGAGTCTGGTGACTACGTAGTAGAACAGTTCAAAGCAATCTTTGAAGAACTCGATGACACCAACTTAAATCTAGACGTGACCGAAGGTATTGCTTACGTAGACGGTTATCGACTAGAAATCGGCACCACGGATATAACGGTACCAAAAGCAAGAGACACTATTGATAAAACTAATGAGAATGTTGAAGCTAGATTTGGTAATTATGTGTACATCGATGCAGATAACTGTCAAGGTATCGGTCGTCTAGATGTGTTCGGTTATGTACGTATAAAAAATGTAACGAACGATGTCATTGGTTATGCAAATATCCGAGCAATTGAACAGGATGCTACAGGATATCGTGCCTACCTATTCAACATATTAATGAACGGTATATTCGATCAAAGCGGTCGAATAGGTACCGAAAACTTCTCGGATGCAGTTGAACTGGATGAACCTTTAAGTGGAGACGTAATGCCCTTGGTTAGTAGTGACCTTTATGCTACTGCGGACAACAATCTGCTATTCCCACTACCTAGCAAAAGTCCTACCAAAGATGCGATTACTGCCAACTATACCGCACAGGTATATCATGAAGTAACTGCAAACTCTAATGGTGAAATAACTATAGCAGGTACTGAGGATACTAACTGGGTAATTGCTGAAGATGGAGGCCCTATACTCCCAATCACTCCAACGGCCGGTACGTACAGCAACTTAACTCCTAGTGGGAACTACAAAGTCTTATCTTTAGAAGAAATTACCTCCGCACCACGTAAGAAAACGATCACCGCAGCGACAGTGATACAGGGAATACCTGCCGAAGATAATCAGAAACGTCCTATCATTCTAAACGTTGCAGATGCTATAGCAATACAATCAGTAGAACATAGACTCTTAGCAACAGATCCTTGGGTTGACATAACCCACCAGTTCACTTTAGACGGTGGACAGAGAGATAACTTCTACGACCTTGCGCAAGTTCTCGTCAAGCCCGGATATACTATCCCGTTTGGAGCACAGTCAGAAGTTAAAGTCGAATTCACGTACTATGTACACGAGAACATCGGTCAATACTTTGCCGCGAGTTCATACGACTTAGATGACTATGATGAGATTCCTAGTCACACCACAGCTTCAGGAGAAGTCATCTCTCTGCGCGATGTGTTAGATTTCCGTCCCGTGAAACAATCTGCACCTAGTTACACTAATGAATTCGAAATCTTCCCATTACCTCAGAATTCTTCGGCCATTACTATCAGCAACATATCATACTACTTACCACGTATCGATATACTTGTTGCTAATGCGGTAGACAGTCGAGGGGATATTGGTTTCGGTGAGTTACAAGTCATTCAAGGAGAACCAGCAGAAAACCCACGTGAACCAGAAGTTCCTACAGGTTCTCTCGCACTATACAAGTTCAAGTTGAATGCATATACATTTGGTACTGCTGACCTCTCAAGCACTTATGTTCCGAACAAACGTTTTACGATGAAAGATATCGGTAAACTATCGGAAAGAGTTGAAGATCTATACGAACTAACGACACTAAGTCTCTTGGAGAGTAACACCAACTCATTAAATGTATTAGATAGTAATGGTCTTTCTAGAACCAAAGCAGGATTTATTGCAGATAACTTCACTGACTTTACTTTCTCAGATATTAATAATCCGGACTACCGAGCTTCTATCGACCCTAATGGTCGGTTGAAACCGTCTTTCCGTGAGAACTCCGTACGAATGGTGTATAGTACAGACAATACAACTTCTGTTACTAAAAAGGGTGACCTAGTCACTTTACCATATACCGATGTTTCGTTGGTGTCACAGTTGTTAGCAACTAGTACAATGAACGTCAACCCATTTGCGGTAATCACTCAGACAGGACATATGAACCTGTCTCCATCATCAGATGAATGGGTAGAGACTCGTAACCTACCACCTATCATGCAAACTACTGTTCGTAGATTTGATGAAACTCGCGTGGAGGATTTCGATACTAGACCAGCTTTACGTTCAGGTAGATTGAGTAACAATGCCAGTAACAGTGGACTATTCACCACTATACCTAGGGACGTTTCTTTTAGAGCAGCATCACGAAGCATTCAAGACTTCATCGGTGAAAGGGTCGCAGATGTAGAAATCATTCCGTTCATGCGTTCTCGTAGAATTAACTTTACTGTTAAAGGACTACGACCTAATACTAAAATGTTTGCATTCTTTGGTGGGGTCGATGTCAGTGCATGGGTACGACAAGAAGTAACCGCAACTAACTTCTCTGATGACACTCAAGAGTTTGGTAGTCAGTATGCAAATGCAACTGGATACCCTGCTGTTCTTGGTGGAGCAACTCTATTAGAAACCGATTCCAAAGGTGGTTTAATTGGTACGTTCTTCTTACCGAACACTACAGCTATAAACTTCCGCACAGGAACACAGGAATTCAAACTATTAGATGTGGATGTTGATGACGAATCTGAAGCACTTTGTAGTACCCGTGCGACCTACACCTCTACAGGTACAATTGAAAGCGTACAAAGAACTGTACGTAGTACTCGTTTGGTAGGTAGACGTGCTGGTCGGAGAGATCCTCTCGCACAGACTTTCTTCGTAGATCAAATAGAAAATCCGAATGGTATGTTCTTGACCAAGGCACGAGTCTTCGTTGAAACTGCTGATGCGAATATTCCACTACAGGTACAGATCCGTTCAGTAGAGAATGGTATTCCTACAAACATTATCTTGCCTGGCGCAGTTAAGTTTATTGATCCTGCTGATATTACGATTGCAACTAACCCAGAAACAATCGAAGATGTCCAAGCAGCTGCAACAATAGTTGAGTTTGATGAACCAATCTACTTGACAAGTGGCGAAGAGTATGCGATAATCTTACTTGCAGAGTCGGTAGAGTACAATGTGTATATCGCTGAAACCTACAAGAACGTATTCGGCTCACGTGAAGATAGAGTGACTAAACAACCTACTCTAGGTTCTCTATTCCTATCACAGAACGGATTTACTTGGACACCGGATCAAACTAAAGACCTCATGTTCGAATTAGACCGTGCAGAGTTTAGTACTACGGGTACGCTTCTACTTGATAACGCACCTTTACCGAAGGTTACTCTAGGAACAGATCCTTTTGAAACCACGTCAGGTTCTTCTCTAGTTTCTGTTAACCACGAAGGCCACGGATTCACTTCTGGAGATACTGTCTCTATATCCGATGTAACCAACGGTACAGGTGGTCTAATTGCATCTGACCTAGAAGGTCTATTCCAAGTTGTAAATCCAACGTGGGAAGGTTACACTATAGACGTAACGACATTAGCATCTGGCAGTTCTGTAGGTGGCGGTAATGACGTGACTGTGTCTCAACAGGTAATGTTCGATCAGTTCGTCCCGTTAATACAGACAATCACACCAAACACAACCTCCGTTGTTGCCCAAGGGAGTACCGCAGAAGGTTCATCCTATGGTAGTGGTCGTTCTTCTACCGCGGCAAACAACCTGTACACTACTACAGGAAACCAATTAGTCTTCTTGAATGATATTAACCTCAATACCACTCCGAAGGTGGTATCGACAGAAGACAATGCAGGGACATCCCCTAATTTGTCACTTTCTATTACTTTGGCTACTCAAGACTCTAAGGTCTCTCCGGTCATTGATCTGCAAAGGACTTCGGTTCTTGCTCTTGAGAATGTCATTGGTATTGATGATTCTGCACAACATATAACCATACCTACAGTTATCGATGAACCATCGGTTGGTCTGAAGATTATATTCGCAGCAAACCGACCTTCGACATCAGAGTTTGAAGTTTATATTAAAACTGCAACTGATGAAGATAGTTTAGATCAAGTTGACTCTGAAGGAGATTCCGTAATCGAATGGGTATTAGCACCTATAGATACGATAATCCCTTCTGATGAAGACTCTGAAGTATTCCGTGACTATGAATATTCACTTGACATCGATTTATTCTCAGTATTCCAAGTGAAGATTGTGATGAAGTCTACCAACTCAAGTAAGTCCCCTATTATAAGAGACCTTCGTGCGATTGCTTTGGTAGCATAATGAATAATCATCAAAGAGTAAAAGGTCACAGCAATTTAGTAAGGGATAGACGAACGGGGGTTATCCTAAATACTAATAAGACTGAAATCGAAAACTCAAAAAAAAGAAGTAAAATACAACAAGAACGGCAAGAACATGTCAATTCACTGTCCGCAGAAGTAAACGGCCTGAAAGATGACATATCACAAATAAAAGAATTGCTTTTTCGTTTATTAGAGGATAAGAAATGAGCACAGGTAGCATACAATTAGTCAATCTTGCAGACAATGTCAATGCGGCATTCGATAAGATTAATGAAAACTTTGAGCTAATCGAAACAGGCGCGTTTGGTGGTAGTGGTCTAGATTCCTCTAATGTCATTAATGTCGTGAATCAGGAATATCTCAGTCAGTTTACGTTTTCTACTGAAGTAGATCTAACCGACCTTGAAAATGCTGTTGCTGCTAACGCGGCTTCCTTGTTGACATTACATGCAAGTATAACTGAAACCGATAGCGGCATCACTGTTCTCGCAACTCAACAGGCGTCAACTCAAGCGCAACTTGAAGGTCTTGTTCTCGGCGGCATTGACTCAGATCTCTTAGCAAGTGCTATTGCAAACGCTAACACCACTTTAATTTCACGTATCGATGCGACAGATAGTAGTCTCTCTATCTTTGCCGGTGTGATCGACAGTGTGAGTGCGGATCTACTTCTTCGTGACTCTGCAACCAATGACCGAATCGATCTACAGACCAGTGCAACAAGTTCATTGACCACTGCCGTAACCGCAAACACTAGTGGTTTGAGCGCAGTTGTGGCAGACGTTACTGCTCTAGAACTTTCCCTCGATCAAGTTATAACTGATGGCATAACCCTTACTCCAGAACAAATTGCCTCTGCACTTGGGGGTGCGACCGAAGAGTTGACACTCCGTATGAATGCGGACAGTGATAGACTGGTTATCGAAGCTGGCAAGATTGTCGATCTTAATACTGGATTGGAGGCACTTGATAACAGCACTGGTAATCTAATCGCAGCGGAAGGTACTGCTCGTGCAGCCCTAACATCTCGTACATCATTCAACGAAGGAAACATCTCAACAATCCAAGGTGATATTGTTGAGCTCAAGTCTGTTGCATATACCACAGACTCTAACGGCAATCCTATAACTGCTGTTGCTAATGCTACTGACCTTCTACAGTCTTCTATCGATATTGTTAACGGAAGAATTACTACAGCAGACGCAATAATGAAGACCGAATTAGAAACTAAGATCGGTACTGACATTGCATCTGCGACTTCAACTCTACAGACTCAGATAGATGGTCTTGGTGGAACAACTGCAACATGGAATCTTGACCTAGTTGCTGGTACAGAGTCCAACCCACACATTGCTGGTATCAAGTTCGGTAATGACGGTGCAACCGCAGAGTTCGCGTTGACCGCAGATACTTTCCGTATTGTAAATGCCTCTAATAATGAGATTCAACCGTTTACTGTTTCTGGTAATGAAGTCCAATTGTCAAATGCAACAGTTACTGGGAATCTAAATATAGGTTCAAACCTTAGTGGCGAGCATACTGAAATCACAGATGATGTCATTAAGGTCTTTGATACTAACGGTTTCTTGAGAGTTAAGTTGGGTAACCTAGGAGCATAATCTGTGGCTAATTATACATACAGTTCAAACATTGGTGTCAGCGGTGGATCCGAATCTAACCTAAACCGCAATGTAACCACCACGGATACACTGACAATTACTCTCTCGTGTAACTATTCTGCACAGGTACTTCAGTTGTCAAACGCCCGAGTTGTTAGCAATATTGCTAGCCCTGGCGGAAGTTTTAACACTACCGCGACTATCGTGATAAGTTTTGTTAAAGGCGGTACATACAAAGTAGGTATTAAAAACGCCATAAATAATAGACATTTCTTTATATCAGGTAGCGCAAGTGGTGCCACTCAATATACTGATCAGGGATATGGTCTTCAGATATATAATTCCAGTGGAGACTTGAGATTAGATTTTAGTAAGAGACAACCTAGATACGTAGGGTTTGTTAATGGTTCTGGTGCTATGTTTGCGACTGGTTACTATGAACCCGTATATGGATGGCAGTCTAACGGAGAATGGTTTGCGTGTAATACCAAATCACAATCCAACTGGTATGTGACAGGCGCCTCTAATAGCACAGGGCCGTTTATTCAAAGAAATGAAACTAGATCTAGTAATTCTTCATACCAGATATTTTTAGGTAGTGAAGACTACAGTTTATTGATACTTAGGAGTTAGTATAGGATGGCACATGGTTTATTACTCGACAATAAGAGTGGCGTCACCTTAATAGACGGAGACTCAAAACAGGTACATATTGTGAAGAGTGGGGTAGTGACTCCCGGCTCTCCTTCAGCATATTATAACCCAAATAATGCACCCTCTCCCCCAGCAGTGGTCGTTCCACAGAATAAAGAAAGTTCGTTAATGTTTATACGAGCAAAACAACTTGGTAGTTCTGTAAGTGGTGTTTGTCCAGCAGTTTCCATAATGTGGGCAGATGGCAGATATAGTATTACTCCAGCTGGATATGTGGCTCCCGGCACTCAAACCTTCTACTGTTCTATTTCATGGACTAGTCTTGGATACGAAGCCGTAGGCAGTTATAACACCATGTCAGGGTATCAAACACCAATCCAAGACCCAGCTGCGGATTTACTAGGGGCATCTATTGAAGGTTGGAATCAATACTTCCCAAGCACAACTGCACCAAAGATAATCTCTATATCTCAATACTCCTCCAGTATGTGGTCAGTGACTTTTGATAGGGCTACTGTCAATACGATGTACTCAGATAGGACGGCAGACATTCCTATGAATGTTGCAACTTTCTGTACTTCTGCTTACTGGGGGTGGAATTCTAATTTTGCAGTAGAATACAAGTTTGGTGCGGTAACTACTCAAACCGAAGAGTCTGGTCAATATGGACTTGAAATATATAAACCCGATGGTTCGCAAATTATTGCGTGGTCTTCAAACAGACAGAACCATCAGATAGAAAATATTGTATCTGGTCAACCAGATCTACAGCCAGGCACTACAACAGGTTCCCCAGCGGCGCAGACTCCTATCATAACCACTGAAGTTCAGGATGTCTTGAATTGGGAAAACTATTTCGCGTTGGTAAGTGCGTCCGGTTACATTGGTGCATTCTGCGATAGCAATAGAGATGTAAGGACATGGTCAGTCGGATACGCTTTCTCTGTTCCTGGCCAGGTTGCTTATGATAACGCAGGGCACCTTAGTAACCCCACGTATGGTGGGCCAGGCAGTGCATATAAAACACATAGCACCGCAATGGGAATTGCGATGATACCTATGGACTTAACAAGAAACTTAGGGGCGGGCCCTCTGGTTTATGGTAGTCCAGTAACAGATTCGTGGACAGCAAACGCCACAAGATCATTAATAACAGGAAAATTAGTATGAAGAATTGCGCATTAGTAAATCCAGAAACTGGAGAGATTGTAAATTTTTTACATCCCTCAAACCCAGATAATTTTATTGAGGGCAGTTCTTACGGAGATGGTCTAATAGTACGTTGGGATAACGAAGAAGTGTTTACGCACTTTGCCGGATACTACGTAAACAAATATTACTATGACGGAGAGACCTTTGTAGAAAAACCTGCACGTCCAACTCCATATTACGTATTTGACTGGGATCAAAAGAAGTGGAGTTTTGATTCCGAAGGATTCTTAGAATCTGCTCGTATGGCAAGAAACAATCTACTTTCAATGTCGGATTGGTCACAACTGGGAGACTCTCCATTGGATGAAGACGATAAAGAGTTGTGGAGTATATATAGACAAGAATTGCGAGATCTTGAAGAGTATATAAATGGAGTTGACGATGTTGCAGAAATACAGTGGCCTCAGACACCGTGATATTTAAAATTTAATTTTATGAGATATCGGTTAAAAAATGTGTAATGTCTTTGATATGCACATTTTTTTTATTATAAATAAAGTACGTTATATAACCATAAATTTAACTTTAGCTAAAGAGAGACGATATTGTGTCAGCATCTAGTATACCACTAAAAATTAAAAATGCTAATGGTGACCTACAGGAATTAACACCTTCAGACGAGATGTATCTCGCTGTAAAGGTGGGGGAAGCACTAGCAGAGGCCTCTGTTGGTGATGTCGGAGACATCAGTTTAACTGATGGTGTAAACATCGGTTCGTACGTAGACACGTACTACAATGAACCACAGGGTACTCACCCGTTGTCTAACATCACAGGTACTACAGTAACTACTACCCTTAAACAGGTTGGTGGTTCTGCTAGTGAGACTGGCTCCAACTTTGCCCGTCCTGTCGGTTATTATGAAGTTGAACCAAACCCAGGCTTCTACGAAATGGTAGACGCAGATTTGGATAACTTAACCAATCGTGCACTGAAAAATCTGGAGACCTTGGGTCTTCAAGGTGCATTTGAACTTTCTACTACCTCGCCGGGCAGTGACTGGACTAAACACATCGATACTGTGTTCTCCAATACCTTGGGTGACGGTACATCAATAGATTATCATATCTGGAAAAGAATTACTCTTGCGACACCACCAGCTGGTGTTACAACAGTTCGTCCAGTTGCGACCGATTATGACGGCACGTCATTTAATGGTCTGAAAGAAATGTCAGACGCAGAGATCAAGTATACTCTTGGTCAACGTGCTAAATCCCTTAGATCTACAGCAGGTGAAATTGGTTCATACCAGTTAAGATCATCTGTACAAGGTGCTCCAACTTCAGCAGGTACGTGGGTTCCACGTGGATCTGCTGAGAATACTCAACGCGCTATCGTTACTGGTCAGTACTCACGTACTCGCGCCTCCGCATATGCACGTACTAGAATATCAGCCTATACTCGTGACCGAGTTTCTTCGTACACTACTAATCGTGTTACAGACTATTCTCGCGACTTCGTAGGGGAATATACAGGTGTATACTCTCGTGACTTTGCAGGAAACTATTCTCGCGACTTTGCTGGAGAGTAT